TGCAGTTAAAGATGTTAAATAATGGAATTAATGTCGACTCTGAAATCAGAAAAGAAATTCTAATAAGCGAAGATCAAGGTAGAATCACGATACAGGGGCAAGTAATGATGATTAAATTTAAGTCGCTTGGCGGTGGGGTTTGGTTGTCCACTTTAGGAGAGATGGGATGAAAAATGACACAGAGCTTTGCGAATGGTTACGTGCCAATTCTAGCGGTACGTACTGGCCTAGCTACCAAGCGGCTGACAGGATAGAAGAGTTGTTAGTCCTAGTGTCAAAACTAGACGAGCTTGAAGCTAAACAAGAAATATTTGTAACTCACATGGCAGAAGTTAAAGCCATAGCAGATGGTAATAATACCAACAAGTTAACGGATGTGGTAGCTCACTGCCTTAAAGAACTTAAAAATTATAATATCGACATGCAAACATGCACCAATTATTATTCTGCGCTCGATTTAGCAAGGGTTCTTTGCTTGCGCTCACGAAAAATTAAACAGGGAGAGTGATAGATTATGAAAGATTACACAGAAGGTGATTTTAATTTCATTCCTGATTATGTTAGAGCCGAGAAACAACTCCCCCTGCTTCTGAAACGTATCAAAGATTGGGATTACACCCTGCCTTTGTCAATAACTCTTAAAACTTATCGTCACCCCAGAACTGTAAGTCAAAACTCTTTGTTCTACGCTTGGTGTAGGGTTTTATCAAAACGATTTATTCATAAATCCCCTGACTGTACTGTCGAGAATATGGCGTTAATGTTTAAAAATCGGTTTCTTGGTACGCAAGATATTAAGATTGGTAACACTATCATTAAAGACCAAGTCAAACATTCTTCTGACCTTGATGTAGGAGAGTTTGTATATTTTTTAGATCAAGTTTATCATTGGGCATTAGATATCAACGTGATACTGGACATACCGGAATCAAGCGAGTATGCAAAACTTAAACAAAACCAAAATGAGTAAGGGATAAAATGAGCAACCATAATCCGAAAGCACTATTAGAATTTTGTCAGTCAGATACTCAACGCGAAAACGTAGAAGCGATCATTAAATATGGTTCAGCGGCAAAGGCGGCAACCGCTTTAGGTAAAAACCGAAGAACTGTAGATCAGTGTGTTCAGTTATTGGCAAAAAGAGCGGCTAGTAACGGATTATCGCCTCACCGCGATCTCACGCATCAAACAGCCGAAGGGTTTGAAGCCAAGCGCATATCCACCGCATATAAAGAAGACGGCTCTGTAGCGTTACAGTGGGTAATTCAAGAACCGGCAAAAATAGCTTTACAACAAAAAATTGATGGAATGATCGAAGGGTTAAAGGACGATCTTACCGGGCTAAAGAAACCTGTCGCACCCCCGGTTAAAACAAACAGTGATTACCTCGCTATGTATATTATGGGCGACCATCATTTCGGTATGCTAGCCGATTCGGAAACTAAATTTGATGATGAAAATTGGGACGTAAAGATAGCAAGCCAAGTCCTACTGGAAGCAACCGGGCGATTATCTCAAAGGGTAGGCGATGCCGAAGTTGGAGTATTGTTAAATGTCGGTGATTTTTTTCACGCAGATAGCAGTAAGAACGAGACAACGAACGGCACAAGGGTCGATGTAGATACAAGAATCGCAAAGACGTTTAAGTTAGGCGGCAGATTATTCCAAATACTCATAGACAAAATGCTTCTGACCCACAAAAAAGTGGTAGTCATAAATGTTAGGGGTAATCACGACAGCGATATGGCCTGTCACTTGTCTAGCTGTCTCGATTTGCTCTATAGCGCAGAACCTAGAGTCGAAGTATTAGCGAACTACAGTAAATTTATTCACCTACAATGGCACAATAATTTGTTTGTTTTCCATCATGGGGATAGAATAAAGCATGAGCAAATTTTGCAGGCAGTAATAAAGAATTTAGATAACGAGTGGAGTGAAAGTAAACACCGATATTGTCATTTAGGTCACATTCATCACCACGTAGCGAGGGAAGTGGGCTCAATGCATTTTTGCCACTGGGGTTCTTTAACTTCTACAGACCAGTGGCACAGCGATTCTGGCTACGGAGCAGAGCGATCTATCAGCGCAGTGGTCTACCATAAAACGAACGGAGAGGATTCTCGCGTGAAAATCACAATAGGCGCAGGAGGTGAGTAATGTTACCAATATCACCAACGGCACATGCACTCTACGTAAAACTTTTTGCGATTGTGGGCACTCCCTTGAATATTGGCTTGGGGATGATGGTTGCGCTTACGGCATGTGTCCTACTTGCGATCTGGAGACTACAACGGAAATCATCATTAAAGGGGAAGGAACATGGAAGCATTAAGCAGCGCAAAGGAAAAAACGCCATTCAAAGCCGGGTACAAGACGCGGACCGTAGAAATTTACCTTAGACCTGATTTCTCACTAAGAGACGCAGAGGCGGTAAAGGCTTTTTTATTAACGATGATTAAGATTAATCGTGAGGAATTGGAAAATGGCAAAGGCTAAAGTCAAGACCGTTGCAAAAGAAGTTGACGAGGCGGCAAAGCTATTGCAACGTCTTGTAAGACTAAAGGCATCTGATGATAACGGTTATTGCTCTTGTGTTAGTTGTGGGCGCACAGGTCATTATAAGGGGTATGACGGAGGACATTACCATAGCCGGTCGCATTCTCGCTTGAAACTTTTTGAGGAAAACATACACCCCCAGTGCAAGCGATGCAATATGCTGATGGGTGACCCAAGAATACAAGACGCTTACAGAAATTTTTTAGTAGAAACTTATGGCGAAAGGCGAGTCCGGGCAATGAAGAAGATTACTTACTTGCCACCTGTAAAATTTAACCGCGATGAAGTAAAAGAGTTCCAAAAGGAGCTAAAAGCCAGAATAAAAAAAGAAGAATGGAGGATAGGGGAAATATAATAAACTCCGTTACATTCTTAAATCATCTTTTGCAATTAACATTAAACCAAAAACTGTTAAAAATATGTAACAAGTAACCATCTGCGACCCCCTTAGTGTGTTAAGCCGCATTATACTTGCCTGTTAATTCCTTTCGTAATGACTTTTATCTATAGCCCACATACCAAAAAGGTATAGAAACTAAAATAAGTTTACAAAAAGGTTTACATTCTTGAATAAATGAATGATAATTACACTTCAATCAAAAAACAAAGGGCATTACATGACTATTTCAAGGTTTCAGCAAGACGCAACTATTATCATCGGCCACGTTCAAAACAGATTTCCCAGATGGGAAGGCGATATTATTGATTTATCAGACGTTGACAAAGACGCATTTTGTTATCATTTTTTGCAGCACATGCCTACTTGGTGGGACGATGTACTCCCTGTAAGTAGCACCGATCAAAAAGGCATCATTGACGCAATTTATGCACAGCGCGAAAAAGATAGTCGCCTTGCTACTTTTCTTAAGAATGATATTTATCTCACTCTCGAGTTAACTTTGCGCGATATTGTTCAGGAGCTTTTTGATGAAATTGAAAACATACAGGCTGAACCATTCGCAGGATATGGGAGGGGCGAATAATGAAAGCTAGAGAAAGCGTAAAGCATTGGATTCTTAGTGGGGTTCTTCTGTTTCTTTACAGCATAGCCTCTAATATGATGTACAACGATTGTATCAATTTAGGCATATGCTAATGAGCAAGGGTAGCCATCGTCGAAACGAAAACACGAAAGCCGTAGAAAAAAACTACGAAAATATTGATTGGAGCGGTGACCTTAAAGAAAAAAAAGGGTATGATCTTAGTGACGAGTGGATGCGGTTACAAAAAGAACACCCGGCAATAATTCCAGTGGAGAAAATAAATGTTTGAAATGATTGGGGTAGGAACAGCAATAGTTTTTCTGGCATATCTGCTTAGAGGGACTTTCTTTGCAGTAAAATCTGCGCGGAGCAAAAAAGAGACCGGGCAAAATAACAAAAAACACAACAAGAAACACAAATAGACCGAGGCAATCCCCTCGCCTTTTGAGCAAGCCTTGTCCACTTGTGGTCGCAACGGACTTTTATTTATTTAATTAATCGCCTATACTGTCTGCATTAATGACCGTTGAGACTAATATGATTCTATCGTTAGAGAAGCCACAAGACGTTGATATTTTCGCTCAAAGAGGCGCAGATTTAAACCTGACTTTAACTTTTGAGACGGCACTTACCGGTTCGGATTTAATTCTAACGATTAGAAAATTAACCGATACTACTAGTCCTGTCCTTATGGCTCAAACGGTAACATCATTTACTACCGTCACCGTCACAAACGATACCGTCACGTTTACAAAAACTGCCTCAGATATGAGCGCAATTAAGCAAGGTGATTATTATTTTGCCGTCCAAGAAAAGCCGACCAATGCAAAGCTAAGGACTAGGCTTAAGGGCAAATTCGTGGTGGAGGCTCATGCAGGGGTAAATGTATGACCTCGTCTGTAAGCACAAACAAGTTAATCAATATTGTTGGCTCAAGCAGTAACACAGCGGCAACAATCGAAGTCAATGGCTCTACTATCGTTCTTAATCAGGATGCCGGTTCAATTACCTTTACTGATACAGTAGAGAAAGTCACTACAGACCAAAACCAAACAGAATTAAAGATTAATACCGAAGGGGATACTGTATTTTTCAGCGCCCAAAGAGGTTGGTTAAACTATGTCGCAGGGTTTAGTTCTAACCCGGTACTGACATCGACTATCGCTACTGGTGAGGTCTGGACGTATACGTACACGAATGGCGTTTTATATCGCCTAATACCTTCGGGAACTGAACCTGACGCTTTCTATAATAATTTTAGCAATGGCGTTATTAGTGGCTTGGTTGTGACTAAGGGAGTGACAATTTAATGGCATTCAGAGGCTTAGTACTATGAGTTACACTATAGCAGGGTCAGTTATAACGCAAGCCTCTGGCACTACAGACAATGACCTTAGTGGGTTGGCTAATATTGCAGGCGTTACTGTGTTCAATGGTGGCGTACGAAGTATGTATATACTTGATGGATTGCAATTAGAGATTCGGGGTACTCAAACGATCAATCCGTTTAACGAGTGTATATTTACCCAAAATTTTAGCTCTCAATACAATGTAAGAAATTACGGAACATTGACTATTAATGGCTATAGAAACTACTTTGGTGCATTGCAACACTCTAAACAGCCTTGGTTAATATCTTCGGAAAACGATAACAGTTTTTGTTTTTATAACACCGGTGCTTTTGTGTGGACTGGTGGCGCTATAAATTCTAAAAGAGGTGTACTATTAAACGGCGATGTTACATTAGACACGATTGTTGGCGACTGCGTTCATGTAAATCGTTTTGAGTTTGGACCAGATAATTTAACTATTAACGGGCCGATAACTTTGCAAGGCTTTAGAATTAGTTTAACTAACAATAAGCCTATAACTAACTTAGTTATGACAGGAGCTAGAGGTATTGATTTTACGTCAACTACCGGTAGAAATAATATAGGCGGTGGGTTGCATTATATACTTACTGATTTTGTTTATACACTATCTAGCAATGGTTGTAATCTTAGATACTTTAATACTGCGGATTTTATTAACACTAAAACAGGTTCAGAATTAGACGTAAATCCTGCCGCCCCCGGTACAAATGGTAATAATGGTGGAGTGGTTGCCGTTTATAAAAATATAAAGTTTAACGTAAAAGACCTAAGCGGAAACAATTTACAAGGAGCAAAGGTTTATTTTTCTACTTACGATGACGGTAATCGGGTAGATGTAAGTAGTTCATTCGGAGCAGGTTTTAATTTTACTGCTACTGATATTTTTAGTATGACTACCGACTCAAGCGGTAACACGCCAACGTCTAAGGTTTTGCTTGTGGCGCATACACTGGCTACTACAGATGCCGACGACTTAAACGTGAGTTATTACAGTAAAAACGGTAACACTACTGATCTATATACTGTTGATTACTACAAGTATGGCTACATAAAAAGTCAGTTAGATGTACAAATGAAAGACACAGGCGAAAAGACTCAGGAATTTGTAAGTTTGCCTGACTTGTCAATTAGCGAAAATACTAAAACTACCGTTAATGCTTATGCAACTATTGAAAATTCCGCTAAGCTCTACGATAGAGCGGCTTCCTATCTTGAAGATAATTTCAACACGATACGAGCGGCTTTAGTCTCTAGGTCAGGAATTGAAATAAACGCAGGGGCTTATAACGTGACAATAGACGCAACGGCATCATCAGCGTTTAATTTAACAGGCAATTTAATTGTTATTAAAGCAAGTAGCTTTACTGGCAATATGACTACTACCGGAATAATTACGCTTTCCAACGGTGCTACTTTTATCGGTAGTCGCACAGACACAAACGGCACAATTAAAACTCAACAATTTTCTGTTACTGGTCTTGTTGCAGGCTCTAGGTTAAGGGTTTATAACACAACAACATCTGCACAAGTTGTAAATGAGGTAGTGTCAGGAACAAGCTACACAGGACTATACACAGAGGGCACAGGATATTCTGTAGGTAATGTATTAGATTTAAGAGCTACTAAAATTGATAAACTAGAATTTTCCGTTAGCGTGGTAGTTGGTTCTAAAGGTTGGAACTCTTTGGTGTCTCAAAGCGCAAACCCAGTTTACGCGGCACATGGCGTAAATGGTGCTACTGTTTCAGGCATTTCTTGGGATAGTGGAGATATGCAGTTCGATTTTAACGAGGCAGACAATCAAATTGATGGCGCTGACATTGGGGCTTGGTATTATTATTTCATAACTACAGAGATCGGTATTGCAGAAGCGTTTGAAGCTCTTAGTTGGCCGCAAATAAATAAAATTACTAATGTAACTAGCAAGGTTTCAATAACTTTTGACAACACTAAATCAACTCCCTTAAGAATTGATAATTGTTGGATAGATAAAGACAACGGTTCAAGCATTATAGCTACTACTTCTAATTCTATTCAAATTGACCCTCCTGCCGTTTTTGTTGCACAAGCAGGGTTTCAAGCTATTGAAGCCGATCTTGAAATCATAAATGTGGGGGTGCAGAAAGCATCTAATTTTGTAAGGCACACAACAGATTTATAAAATAGGGACACTGCTATGAAAGTGTTATTATCTTTAAGATCAGCAGAATGTGAAGAATACAACTGGGTCGATCTGCAGGAAACGCTAGACGGCTTAATACAGAGCTTGATTGATACACCTGATGGAGCAGTTAGGATTAGACACGCTTTATTAGTCTGGTGTAGAGAAGTAGACGATAGAATCAAGAATCTACCAATGACAGAGGAGGACATGCAGCGATTGAATCCCTCTGTCAGCAATGAAACTTTCGGGACGGAACAGTAATGCTATCAATAAAATATCACGAAACTAAAAAGATTATTCCTTACGTCAACAATTCGCGGACTCACAGCGATCATCAGATAAAACAAGTCGCGGCTAGTATCAAGGAGTTTGGATTTACGAACCCTATTCTAGTGGACGAGTCTTATGGGGTTATAGCCGGTCACGGAAGGCTTATGGCGGCTGAAATCCTTGAAATGGATAAAGTACCAACCATAATGCTAAAAGGTCTTACAGAGGCACAGAGGAAGGCTTACGTTATAGCAGATAATCAATTAGCTATGAATGCTGGCTGGGACTTAGATGCTTTAAAGTTAGAGGTTGACCGTCTAACTGAATTAGACTTTGATATTGACCTGCTGGGTTTTGATGAAGATATGCTTGCAGGGCTTATGGAAGAAGAGCCCACTGAGGGTTTAACCGATGAGGATGCTGTTCCTGAAGCTCCTGAAAACCCTGTAACGGTTGAGGGTGATGTCTGGATATTAGGCAATCATAGATTGATGTGTGGGGACTCAACGAGTATCGATGCGGTTGATAAGCTGATGGATGGCAAAATAGCAGATATGGTAAACACTGATCCTCCTTACGGTATTAGCTATCAATCAAACATGAGAACAAAGTCAGATAAATTTGATATTTTAGCTAATGATGATGTTTTTCTTGATATTGCTCCTGTCATTGAAGCCTGCTCAACTGGTTGGGTTTTTGTATGGACAAGCTGGAAAGTTTTAACAACATGGATAACTATGTTTGAAGGTTTTGGCTATCCAACTAATCAGGTAATTTGGTCAAAAGGCGGTGGTGGCATTGGCGACCTTAAAAAGACATTTTTAAGCGATTACGAAACTGCTCTTGTGTGGCACAGAGGGGCTGAATTAACTGGTAAGCGAATTGGAAGTGTTTGGAAGGTCAACAAGGATGGTGCTGCAACTTACAAGCATCCTACACAAAAACCAGTTGCACTTGCAGAGGAAGCAATAGACAAAACAACAATGAGAGGTAATGCGGTTCTTGATCTGTTTGGAGGTAGTGGATCAACACTTATTGCTTGCGAAAAGATCGATAGAGTTAATTATAGTATGGAGCTAGACCCTAAATATTGTGATGTCATTATTAAGCGATGGCAAGACTTTGCAGGGAAGGAAGCGGTAATGGAATCGACAGGCGATAAGTTTAACGATATGTATATAAACGGGCGCAAGTCTGACTTTGCTGATGCGAACTTAGGCGAGTTAAAGGCGATAAAATGAAACAAGGCAATCAAGGTAATGGTGGAGGTAGACCCATAGTTGAGTTTACGTCAGACCAAATAACGCAAGTTGAAGCATTAGCCGCTGTTCTGACTAAAGGGCAAATAGCTGATTATTTTAATATATCTGAAACTACATTAAGGGCTGTTGAAGAACGACAATCAGAAGTTTCTGACGCTTATAAAAAAGGAAGGGCAAGACAATACGCTAGTATGGGGTCAAACCTTATACGATTAGCAAAAGCAGGCAATGTAGCGGCTAATATTTTCTATCTTAAAACCCAAGCAGGATGGAAAGAAGAAGCACCAGAAGCTCAAGAGATTCCTGCAATCAACATAGTGGTGGATGGTCGTGCAGTTAACCCTACCGCAAAGTGAGATATGGGTAGACGATTCTCGATTTCAGTCGGTTGTTGCCGGGCGTAGATTTGGAAAGACACATTTTGCAGTAGCTAAAATAATGTCAAAAGCGATAGAGAAAGCTAATCGCAATACGTGGTATGTTGCACCGACCTATGGAGCGGCAAAAGAAATTGCATGGGATATGCTACTCCAAGAGCTACCAGAGGAATACATTAGGAAGCAGAACGAAACGGCACTGACCATAAAGCTGATTAATAATTCAGTCATATCGCTTAAAGGCGCAGAGAAGCCTCAAAATCTAAGAGGTCGAGCATTAGATTATGTAGTGATGGACGAGTTTGCTGATATGCGACCCGAAGCATGGTATGAGGTAATCAGACCGAGTTTGAGTGACCGGCTTGGGGGT